CTCCTATACTACGTAAAATTGCTAAATTACAAGATATGTACCACCCAATGAAAGGAGGTAAATCTGCAGAAACTTTTCAAAAGTTGCTTGAAATATATGAAACAGCAAGATTTTCTGTAGCAAAAAATTTAAATGTTGATGTAGGTACTGTTACAAAAGGTTGGTCGATAGCTGCATGGTTATCAAGAGCATACGCTGTTGTAAGAGGAGTTGTTAGCTTACGTTTTGTAGCTACAGAAGCTTTTTTAAGAGTAGCACATAAAAAACAAATGGAATATTTATATAGAGTAGTTACTAATCCACAATCAGTAGATATGATTCATGCTATTATGGTTAAAGGATTACCTCCAACTAAAGAACAAATTAAAAATTGGAAAATTATTGCAGCACTTGCTATTGGTGAACATGCACGTACAACACCTGATGCTACTTGGGTAGATTTTTTACAAGATGTATTTAGTGAATGGACAGGTCAAGAAAATGAAGATAGAACAGCAACTCAACAATCTCAAGCAAATACTTCAAATTCTATAACTATTACAAGATAACATGGAACTAGGTCTACGAGAACTAATAACTATAGGTACATTAATAATAACGATAGCCAGTGCTTTTGTTATGGTAAAAGCCAAGACAGAGAAACTTGCTGAAGAGTTAATAAGAATTGCCAAAGAGTTGTCTGATATTCATAGTCGTATAGATAGTGTAGAAGCACAGTTAGGTATATTAGGACATCAGAATAGTGTTATAAGCAGTATCCTAAGTCCTGATAATCTGAAGAAAACACATCAGGAGATGGCAACCTTAAAGGAAGCTGTAGACAACAACGTAAGGGAAATAACTTATTTAAAGAATATGCACAATGGTTCACATCCACCAGTGTAGGTTACGAAAGGAAATGATGTAATGTTTGGATTGGCAGAATCAGTAGTTGGTATGGCTGGTAAAGTACTAGACAAGTTTGTTGAAGATAAAGACCTAAAAACAAAACTAAATGCTGAATTAAAACAACAGGTAATAGCCTTAGATTTAGCTCAAGCACAAGCCAACATAGAACAAGCGAAACATCCTTCTATATTCGTATCGGGTTCGAGACCTGCTATCATGTGGGTATGTTGTTTTGGTTTGGCTTGGCAATACGTGATACAACCGATAGCTCTATGGGGATTAGCAGTAGCTGGTAGTGACGTAGTATTACCTATACTTCCAACAGAAGGCTTAATGACATTGACACTCAGTCTATTAGGATTAGGTGGACTTAGAAGTGCAGAGAAATGGAAAGGAGTGGCAAGAGAAAATATGAAGGGTACATTAGGTCAGTAGATTGTTAACATTGTTATAATATTCTATTGATAGTTTTTTAAGCTTCTTCATAAAACCTAATATGATATGAGTGTTTTCATATTCTGGTACTTTTCTCTCCATCGCTTCTTTAAAACCATCATAGGGAACGTCAGAATATTCAACTTCTACGTTCCCGTCATTATTTAAGAGTACTTTCACTTCAGATAATACTGTACTGGCTTTCCTACTCATATCTCTGTTATCTCACAAAAGCCAGCTACACATGCCAACTCTTGTGCTGATTTTGTCATGTCTGTAGTTTCATATTCAGTTAATTTCTCCCAGTCTATTGTTGTGGGCATTCTCTCTAGCATCTTATCGTACTCTTCTTTTGTACATTCCTGATAAGGTGCTTGTTTATAGTTGTGGTCAACATAAGGCAAGAAGCTAACACCGCTTAACTGGTCGAAGTGTCTATAGCACCAAGCACCTACCTCTACCCATTCATCATCTTTAACACTGATCGTTACGGATGGTTTATGTTCACACCAGAACTCACTATATGTTGACCACATTTCCAGTTGTTCTATGGCTGACATACTGGATCTAAATACTGCTCCCTTAGAAGATTTTATAGGAAAAGAAAAGACAGTGTTGTATTCTTGTGACATAACATCAGGCTCATAAGGTACTCCTATATTTCTCATAAAAATAGTGAGAGGATCTTTATTATCTCCACGTATAGTACGTATGTAGTATTCTGAATGTCTGGCATGTATACCACTAGAAGTATCTGTTAACTGACTAACAGTACCTGATGGTTTTATACAGGTTACGGCAGCAGATTGTGGTATACCTAATATCTCAGCCCACTTCTTGTTAGTCTCTACAGCGTGTAAACGCATACTACTCAGTAGAGGACGTAGAGCATCTATATTTTTGTTTAATAGAGGACAGTCCATTATTCCTGTTAAGGATACACCTAACAAACGTTCTTTTTCTGTAATGTCTTTCCATCTCTTACGGATATAATGAAAATCTGTTAAGGTAGCTTGTACTGTACCGAGTATGGTTGCTAATTCTACTTTCTTTAATAGTGTCTGTTTTGTATCGTTAGGTTTACAGATAACTTCAGTAAGGTTACAGAACTGGTTAGGTTGTAGGATTATTTCACTGCAAGGATTAGTTCCGTAGAGTACATCATCAGGTCTACGTTCATATCTGGATGCCTGTTTTTGTGCTGAAGAACGATTGAATATTCCACGTTCTCCTGATTTACTCATTATTAGAGCTAACCATTCCTTCATAAATGCTTCTGCAGTAGGCTTGTGAGCATACGCGACAGAGTTGTTAGAGAGTGCTCTTTGAGACTCACTATTCCCCCAATCACCAGCTTTAGCATGACGCATACTATCATCAGACAGATCACTAAGAGATAACAGAGCAGAACGCCTGACACCGCCAGAAACCACCACTTCCCCTGTCTTACAGACGATATCATGGCATTCCAAAGATGTGAGTTTTCTTCCTCTAGCATTTTTAAACATTCCTATAGTAAAATTAAATAAATCTTTTAATGGGTCTGGTCCTGATGCTCTACCACCAAATGTTTTTAATCTCGCACCAGCAGGGCGTATCTTGTCATAGTTTATTGTTGGTATACGATTGGTATATAGATAACTAATAAGATCACGAAAACTTCTCGCCCATCCTTCTTTACTATCAGCTACTGATATTGTGTCATCAGTATATTCTAGTTCTACATCAGGAATAGAAGGTAACTGTTCTATAAATTTATGTTCTACAGAGAAACCGACACCAGTACCGTTCATCAGGACATAAACTATTTCATCAAATGATCTTGGATTATCTATAGGTATATAAGCACAGTTGTAACCAGAAATATTCTCTCTCTTTAATGCTGGTCCTGCAGTCATCATAGCTCTCATGGAAGGCATTATTTCCAAATTAATAATAGCCTCTTTCAGTTCTTTAAACATTTCTGACTCCTGACCAAACTGTGCCATAGGAGTGTTTTCAAACATGAAGGTTATATAACGGTTTACAGTTTCATCCCAACTCTCTCGTCTTTTTTCTTCTTCCAGCCAACGAGAGTATCGACTTTTATGTATAAATTCCTGATAGTTAGTGGGAAGTTTCATTAAGCTCATTCTTCCAAATTATCTACAAGTTTAGATAGATACCATTGTGCTTTCATTAGATCTTTTTTCTTGTTGCCTTTATAATTACATCTCCATAAATATTTCATAACAGTTCCACGTAAGTACTCGTTAAATGAATAGTCATCCATTGTAGCTTCAATAGCATCGATACATTCGATACCATGTTCATTTAATTTATAATGTTCTGGATGATCAACATCCTTATCATATTCATCTATACTAGCTGGCATAGTCGTCATCTTCTCCAATATTATCAGGTTTATCTTCTACAGAGAAATTAATCTCTAATTGATTATCTTGCACATTCTTGGTTACGGTAATAGGGATTGTATAATCTGTTTTAATAGCTTTTTTATACTCGTCCAATGATACAATATTATTTCTTTTTGAGGCATCTAATTCTTTTTGTTTTAAATTTTTTATGTAGTTGAAACCTCTTTCGATAATTTCTTCACAAGAAGTATTTAAAATATCTAGTATTCCTGCAGAGACAACAGTGCATATATGTGGTCTGTTGTAGTCTTCTTCTTTATTATCATTGTTCTCTTCAGTGGTAGCATCAAGAATTAAAACACTAAAATCATCCTCCTTTTCACCACCATTAAGAACGATAAAGACACGTTCACCCGTATCTATAGCTTGTAGACCTTTTAGTAAATCTACTAAATTCTTATCTTTTGCAAGTGCATCTATAACTACGTTTTCGATGTCTTTATCATCCATTCTTTCGGTATCCTTTCCTTACCATATAGAAATCCATGTTTATCACACCAATCACCATACGTGGTATTTGTACGCTTGTCAAGTCTATTCATCGGTCTTAGGAAAATAAAACGAATGTCTAATTCAGGATGCTGTTCCCGAATGAGTAAGTGTTTAGCTCTGTCACTTGCAATAAATAACCCTTTAGTTTCTACAAAAAAATCAAATTCC